ACACGAGCAACTTTGCTCTGACCAAGAAGCATACCTACATTAAAAAAGGGTATATACTCGGTAACACGTTTACCTAAAATCTCTTTCTGATAAAATAACGCACTATTAATAGTGCCATATTTCTCATGAAAGAAGTTCTTTCCAGGAGAGGGGTACAAACCAGCCTGCTCCAATGTATTAAGCCAATCCTCATACTGAGAATCGGAGCACTTAAACATTATATCATCACCGTTGATCATAACATTAAGATCTTGGAACCTACGAGTATTAGGTTCAACGGCAATCCAATAGGTTATCATATTAATGATACACAATATCGGAAAAGAAAGAACTGAACCCATCAACTGACCATTACGTTGACGAACAGGTTCGATTAAACTGTCCTTCGGATAGTTAATTATATGTTCATAAAGCACCTTACGCATAACTTCAGCGCTATCAAGATCTAAATTAGAAAAATGAATTAATTCGGTTAACATTCTTTCAAATGTCAACTTAGTTAGTTCAATCTTGATATTATCGGTCGCAGCACTAAAGTCGCCAGATGCTATCTTATCTCCAATATTACCTCGATTTAAAAAATCATTAATGAAATTACTTTCAAGAGGTTCACCTATAAGGCGAAATTGAGGATAGGACTTAAGTGACGTATGCATCCATTTCTGCATACCACTACACAAGGCGTAAGGAATTGCGTTTGAAGCGGTTATATTACGGATCTTTAAAGGTTCACAGATTGAGTAAACCTTAGCTTCACAAGGTTGTGGGTACTCGACCATTGACTTATAATCATCAATGATCATACGAAAATCCTGTGTAATATAGCCACGACGCTCAGAAACTCCTTTATAAGGGCAAAAATCCATCTTTAGGAGCTCATCACTACTTGTGTCACCCTGAACAATATGACTCTTCATAAGAAAAGCTTTAGCACCACCTTGGCATCTAGAGTTTTCAAAGCAAGCGCTTGAAGAGTACTCACATATCTTACTGACATCAGCATCTCTCCTCATACTCGAAACGAGTTGATCAAGTTTAACTTTAAACTGATCCAAAAAGAGAGGATGACAGACCTCGCTATTTTTCAACATAGCGGCTTGATGTTTAACAAGCGATGATTGAATAAAATCATCAGGTACTACAGCTGCACACCTCTTAAGCTGTGCTACTGACCAGAATAAATGTTGATTTACTGGTTTTAAACCGGATACGAGCC